ACAGTCATGAAAAATTACGGACACCACGATCCAAGCGCAGTGCTTGTGGCGAGTATCGCCAACGGCTGGCAGGGCGTTTTCCCTGAAAAGATAAAACCACAATTCAAAGCCATCAATGGAGGCCAGAATGACCGAGATAGCCAAACTGCAAGATACGCAACTGACCCCGCTCTTGAGCAAATCGCTAGGCTCTCAGGAATTAGCAAAACATCGGGCTAACGTGGCTTTTGAGTTGGAAGTGATTTCCAAGAAGGTTGACCGCTTCGGGTGGGATCGTGATCGCAACACACCAGCGCAGGATCGACTGCTGATTGATTGGATGGATGCGTTGCAGGATTACCCGGTTGAGGAGGTGCGGGCAGCATGCCGGATGCACACTCAGGAAAAGCCTAACAAGGTTCCGAACGAGGGCCACATCAAGGCGATCATCATTCGTGAGCGGGGCAGGGTCGCAGCATCGCATCCCAAGCCAGTGCAGCCAGATCCACCCCGGCCCGCACCAACGCCTGAACAGAAAGCCAAGGCCGATGAACTGGTCGCGCAATTCGCACGGAGGGCAGCACAGTGAGCAATGACGCAGAAAAAGTAAGCAAAATATCAAGCTTAATAGGAGGGATGCTCTACAATGACGTGTTGCCGTATTTCAGGGTCGATCCTGAATTATTCTTAGAGGACGTCGAGGTTGCGTCATTTGTGGAAGCTTGCGCCGACGAGATACTAACGCAGACAAAACAGAAAGGCGGTGACGTATGAACGCCATGGCCAAACTCGCGGCAGAGGAAAACATCGCCGTGTTCAATTTTCAGACGCAAGGCGAAGTACCACCGACGCAAACACGCCAGCAGCGCCAACGCGCCACCAAAATCCAACGCATAGCGCGCGACGTATGCCAGAAGCACGGGCTTTCTATGCAGGCCGTGATGCGCGGCAGGGGAAACCGGCAAGCATGGGATATTCGCCACGAGGTCTACGCCAAGGCTTATGCGGATGGGTTCAGTGCCAAAGCCATCGGCGCGGCCTTGGGCGGGCGCGATCACTCAACCGTCATGCACGGTGTCAAAAAATTCAACGAGGCCATGCAATGACCACAGCAACGGAAACCGTAATCGGCAAAGCGATGTTTAACCTGACCCGCAAAGAGGGGCACCGCAAAAAACTGCCAGCAGGTTGCGGCGGCGAAAAATCGAATGCGCAAATCAGGCGCGAACGCATGGCGGCATTCATCGCAGAAAACCCCGGCGTCAAAGGCGTAGAGTTGCAGGCCAAATTCCCGGACATGAACAGCTTCGACATTACGGCCATGCGGCGCGACAGGGTGATTGAGTGCGTTCGTGATCGGAATTACTCGCGGTACTACGCGATTGGCTATGTCGAGGGTAAGCGGCCATGAACGATGACGACAACGAAGGCTGGACCGAGGGCCGCACCGTTTACATCACTGACGATGTTTCAGAGGTGCTGGGGCCAGACGGTGAGCCGCTCAGGTACTCACGGCGCGCACCCGTTGGTTTCAATCTGCGCGCGTCCAAGAAATCTAAAAGCGCAATCGAAAGGGCGGCAGCAGAACACGCCACCGCGCTCAAGCGTTTGGCAAAGAGGTAAGGCAGCATGACCAGCAAGGCAAAACGTAGAAGGCTCAAAAAAGCTCGCCAGACAGGCGAACAGCACAACAGGCCACCTACCCCCAGCAAAGAGGCCCAGAGGCCACAGAGCAGATATGAGGCCCCTACGCCCGAACAGGCGCAAAGGGCAGGGTGGCTAAAGCCCGAGCGCGGCAAACCGTGGGTGCGATTGGATATGATCGGCCTACTACACCAGCGCGGCGAAATCAGCGATGCAGAAGAACAAGCGGCCCGTGTGTTTCAGGAATTGCGCGGCGATTACTTGGCTGAATTGCAAACGCGCGGATTCGGATCTTGCCTAGCCGACAACATGGCAGGGCATAACTCGGATGATGGCAGGGCCGAAGTCATACGCGCTTACCGGCAGATCGAAAAGGCGGCGGGGTTCACGGCAGTTGCTCACCTGTCAGGCGAGGTTTTCAAAACATCTGACGAAAGGCCGCACCTGATTGGGCTTACAAGGTTCGCGTTAAAGGCGATTGCTGAAATGTGATGGCGTTGACACAGGGCGTTTTTTTCTGTACGTTTCAACAAAAGCCCGAAGTGCGTCTAAAATTAGGCTGCACCGGCGTACAATCACCCCAAGCTCCTTTCTCAGCCGGTAATCCCCGCAACCGGAACCGCCCTTTATGCGCGATAGCGTCAACTGCTGTGCTTGGGGTCACTGTTGGACAGGCGCATTAGGGCTGCGGGGCATAATCACATAGGAGGCCGCTATGGCTACCGTTCACGTAACTATGGGTCGTGCAGGCGCTCAGAGCGAAACCAGCATGTTGCCAGTATACCAAAGGGCCGCGCGATCAGAGACAATTACGTCGTCAGGCTCTAGCGCTCAAGGCTCCCTGAAATCTGGGCAAGGCGAGGTTGTAAGCATTTTCTGCGAAACGGCGGTCTATGTCACGCTTGGCGCAAACCCCGCAGCCACGGCAACGAACGGCAGGTTTGTACCCGGCGGTCAGTTAATTGATATCAAGTGCGGCGCAAATGACATTGTGGCTGTAATCGACGCATGATCCGCACGGTTCCGTATCAGGGCATCGGCAACCCCATTGCAATCATCGCAGCGGGCGCAAGCCTGCCGTTTGAGTTCGACAGGGGTGATGAGGACGTGACCGGCTGGGCCTGTGATATCAGCGTGGTGGAAACAGCAGGTGACACGCCGTTGCTGACAAGATCAATCGCATTGGACGCAAACCGTAAGTGGTCAGGCAGTCTTACAAGTACAGAGACCACGGCACTTACAGCGCCTGCAACCTATCGCCTCGTTGCAAATATTACCAATGCCGCGACCGATGAGAAAGAAACAGCAGTGACCCGGTTCAGGGTGACAGACAGTTGGGTGTAGAGGTCAGCGCGCGTGGCTAAGTTTAGTCAAAAGCTATTTGATACAATTTGTGAGCGCATAGCGGGCGGTGAGAGCCTCCGCAGTGTTTGTAGATGCAACGATATGCCGAGCACAACGGCCGTGATGAAATGGCTTGATAAGGACGAGGGCGGCAGGCTCGTTGAACAGTACGCGCGCGCTATGGCTATGCGTGCTGATGTTGTTTTTGACGAACTTATAGAGATTGCAGACACGCCGGTTGAAGGCGAGAAAGTCAAGATCGACAAGGACGGCAACGAGGAGGTCCAGCGCGGCGACATGATAGAGCATCGGCGATTACAGGTGGACGCGCGAAAATGGGCATTAGCCCGAATGGCTCCTAAGAAATACGGCGACAAGGTGGCTGTAGATTCCAACGTCAAGGCGGACATTGACATGAACGTGGGCGTTTCCCCGTCCGACGAACTTCAAAGGTACATTGATGGAATCGCAGAGCGGCGCGGAAAAACTAGCTGATCTACCCAAGGCGGATCGGGATAAGTTTCTAAGCGCACTCACGGATGCACAAGCCTTGCAGTTGCGTCACGACTGGCGCGGTTTCAACGCGAGGCCAAACCAGATCGCACCGGAAGGTGAGTGGGATATATGGCTGGCACTGGCTGGCCGTGGCTTTGGTAAGACGCGCATGGGCGCAGAATGGGTGCGCGAGAAGGTAGACAGCGGACAGGCCAAGCGCATAGCCATCATAGCAGAAACCGCCGCAGACGCGCGCGACGTGTTGGTTGAGGGCGATAGCGGCCTTCTGTCATTGTACCCCGAAGGCGAAGGTCCAGACTACCAGCCATCAAAACGGCGCATCACATGGGCTAACGGCGCGGTGGCTACCTTATTCAACGCAACAGAGCCTAACCAGTTACGCGGTCCGCAGTATGACCTTGCATGGTCTGACGAACTGGCAAAGTGGCGTTATGCCCGCGAAACATGGGACCAGCTGCAGTTCGGTCTAAGGCTTGGCGACAACCCGCAGCAGATCGTGACAACCACGCCGCGCCCGATTGAACTGATCAAGGCCATCATCGCCGGTAACGAGGGCGAGGTGGTAATCACATCCGGCAACACGATGGACAACGCCAGCAACCTAGCAGGCAAGTTTCTCGACAAGATCGTGAAGCGATACCAAGGCACGAGACTAGGGCGGCAAGAACTCAACGCGGAAATCCTTGGCGACATTCCTAACGCGCTTTGGTCGCTGCAAACGATTGACCTTTACCGGACGCGGGACATTCCAGAGCATTTTGACCGGATCGTTGTCGCGGTTGACCCGGCTGTTACAAGCACGGAAGCCAGCGACGAACACGGCATCATTGTCGCGGGCATGTCTGGCGAGGATGGCTACGTCTTGGAGGACGCCAGCATCAAAGGCACCCCGAACGAATGGGCGCTTGCAGCGGTCACAGCATATGACAAATGGTCAGCCGATTGCATCGTGGCCGAGGTGAACCAAGGCGGAGACATGGTGGAGAACACAATCCACAGCGTGCGCAAGAATATCAAGGTGGATCAGGTCAGGGCAACGCGCGGCAAGCATATTCGGGCTGAGCCTGTTTCATCGCTCTACCAGCAAGGGCGGATTCACCACGTCGGGGCGTTTGTGGACCTTGAGACACAGCTAACGATGATGACAAGCGCGGGATATGAGGGCGAGGACTCACCGGACAGGGCGGATGCTTTGGTCTGGGCATTTACACGCCTGTTTAAGCTGATGACGCGGGAGCCAAGCAAGACACCGCCGCCGCTCAGCATACCAAACACGCGCCGCATTTAGGGCAGGGACACATGAAACAGAAGCCCACAAAGAACGCGAATATCTCGGATGAGGACCAGCAGCGCCTTGATGCGTTCAAGGCCGACATACGAGACGACGCAGACGTGATGGACGACCAGCGCGAACAAGCCAATTCTGACATGCGCTTTGTCAATGTCGATGGCGGAATGTGGGAAGGCTTTTACGAAAGCACTTTTAACCACGAGGACCGCGTTAAGCTGGAATTGGATATTGTGTCAAACCCGCTGCAACGGTTTGTGGGCGAGTGGAACCAAAACCGGGTTGGCGTGCGGTACGAGCCGAACGACTCCGGCACCACGACCAAGGACAGCGAATTGCTTAACGGGATCTATCGGTCAGAGTTTCGGGACCACAGCGGCGGCGTAGCAACGGACAACGCGGTACTTGAGTGCGCAACGTGCGGCTTCGGCTCATTTATCCTTGCGAACCAGTTTGACGACGAGGGCGACCCAGAGAACGAGAACCAGCACATTGAATGGCGTCCGATCTATAACGCTTACAATACTGTGATCTGGGACCAAGGCGCGCTTAGGATCGACAAGCGCGATGCAGGCCATTGCACTGTTTTAAAGCAATACACGCCAAAGAGTTTTGAGAAGGCATATCCGGGGCGCGATGCAACGTCGGCTTATGTGCCGGATCAGCATTTCATGTATGGCGGGCGCATGGATAACCTTGATGTGGATATGATTTATATCGCCACGCGGTACGAGGTTGTTAAGAACACTACGCCTGTTTTCGTGTATAACAACCTGATTACCGAAAAGCTGGAAACCTACACCAAAGAGGACCACGAAAAGGTCAAGGCGGAATTGCAGGCGGATGAAACCCGCGTGTTTGTGCGTGAGCGCAAGATTGTCCACCAGAAGTGCGAAAAGACAGTCTTTAGCGGCACTGAAATCCTTGAGGAAACGCGGCCCATCGCTGGCAAGTATATCCCGGTTATTAGTTTCTATGGCTACCGTGCTTTTGTGGATGGCACCGAACGCTATCGTGGCATTGTGCGCAAACTGAAATCAGCGCAGCGCCTGTTCAACGTGCAGGTGTCGCAGTTGACTGAGAACGCGGCGACCAGCGGGCAGGAAGTGCCGATCTTTACGCGCGAACAAGTGCAAAACCCTGACATTGCCGACATTTGGTCAGACAAGAACAACAAGCCGTTTCTTGTTGTGGATGCGGTCAAGGATGATGACGGAAACACGGTAGCGGCTGGCCCGATTGGTTACAGTAAGCCGCCCGCACTGGATCAAAGCACGACAGCCCTGCTTTCCATCGTGCCGAACTACATCAAAGATGTGTCAGGCTTTGAGGTTGGCGAGGCCATCAAAAAGGAAACCAGCGGCAAGGCTCTACGCGCGATGATGAAGCGCGAGAACATGAACACGCAGGTTATCAACGACAACATCGCCAATGCGATTGCATGGTCGGGTGAAGTGTTTCAAGCGATGGCGCAGGACATTTACACCACGCAGCGCATGGTCAAGACGCTGGCCCGTGATGGCGAGGAAGGCAACAAGAACCTTTTGGCCCCTGTCATGGATGAGGAAACAGGCCAGATCGTTGAAAGCAATGACCTGCGCAACAAGAAGTTCAAATCCTATGCCGATGTTGGCCCGCAGTATGACAGCGTGCGGGAGGAAACGGTTGAGGACATGAAAGGCATGGCGGAATTGCTGGAAGGCACCGATTACATGCCGCTCATTATCGCCACCATGATGGAAAACACCGTGGGCGTTGGGCTTGACCCGCTCAAGAAGTTCAACCGCGAGAAAATGCTTGCAATGGGCATGATCGAGCCGACCACCGACGAAGACATGGCGTTTATGGAAAAGGCGGCGCAGAACCAGCAGCCCGACCCACAGCAGGCACTTATGGAAGCGGCAACGCAGCAGGCACTAGCAGAGGCGCGCAACCTTGATGCCGCCAGTGCCGAGAAGGTCGCAAGCAAGGGCCTGAAAGAAGCGCAAACGGCTGAAACCATCGCGGGCATCCAGATGGATCAGCAGAAGCTGCAAGCCGAAACACAGAACAACGCCAACAAGCTAATGCTTGAGGCACGTAAGCAGGCGCGGGAGCAACTTGCCCGCCTGCCTATCGACAGGAATCGCGCGCAGTAATTGCGTGTGGCGGGAACGGGAACCCCTTAAACCCGGCGCGCTCAGGCGCATACTCTAACATCGACAGAGGTTAAACGATGGATAAAGCTGGAACGGAACTGATCGAAGATGAATTCGATGAAGTGGACGCTTTGGAAGAAGCCCAGGACGATCTGACGGACGATCAAGACGACGATCAACCCGAAGAAAAGGCCGAGGGCGAAAAGACCGAAGAAGAAATTGAAACCGAAATCTTCCTAGACGGTGACGACGGGTCGCACCCACAACAGGACGAACAGCGCGGGATTCGAAAGCGCATTAACAAGTTGAACGCAAAGATTGCAAAAGCCGAGACAGGGGCTTCACAAACGTCAGCCGAATTGGAGGTAGAGCGCGAACGCAACAGACTGTTGCAATTGGCTCTGGACAGCCAAGAAGGGAAAAAACCTGACGGACCCCCTGATCCGAACGACTTTGACGATGGCGTAACTGATCCGGCATTTATTGCCGCCTATCAGGAGCACATTGCTAAGGGCGTCGAAAGCAAGGTGATGCAGCAAGGCGAGCAACGGACGAAATCAGAGGCAGAGCAACGCCAATTGAATGAGCGACAAGTAGCGCATTACAAGAAGGCCGACACTCTGGGCGTGAAAGACTATGACGACACCGAGGACAAGGCGATTGCCATTCTCGGTCAGGAAACAGTCAATCAGTTGATTTCAAAATCCGATAAATCGCCGGAAATGCTTTATTTTCTTGGTAAAAACCCAGACACCGCCGAAGAATTGGCGGGTTTGATCAAGTCCGATCCCGTTAAAGGCGTCCTGAGACTAGGAGCGCTCGAAGCCCGCTTGAAAGCAAGGCCGAAAGCAAATGTGAGAAACGCACCTGATCCTGATGGGGAACTGTCAGGGGGCGGACCCGGCGCAGCGCGACAGCAACGCGGGCCGAAAGGTGCAAAATTTGAATAGGCAAAACCATGGCCAATAACTTTGACTCAAACTTTACGCGGAAACTGGCCCGCGTCTTTCTCGAAAAGTTCGAGAATAACCGTGTCATGTCGAAAAACGTGGACACACAACTTTTGTCGGGTCGCTTTGCGCCTGACACTGGCGAAACCGTGGATTTCAAGCGTCCGACTGATTACAAGTCAACGCGCACTTCCAATGGTGACGTGAGCGGCGGCACAGCCGAAAGCATCATCACCGGCAAGGCGTCCGGCACCGTGCAAGATTACTTCACAGTTGAGGTTGATTTTGACGAGGCCGACGAAGCGCTCAAGATGGACCAGCTTGACGAACTGCTGGCACCAATGGCGACACGCATCGTCACCGACATGGAACTGGACTTCGCAGAATTCATGATGAAAAACTCCGGCCTTCTTGCCGGGACATACGGTGAAGGCGTTTCGACATGGGATGAGGTCTCGCTTGCAGGTTCGCTCATGCAGGCCAGCGGCGTGCCGATGGATGGGGAATGGTGCTATGCGCTTAACCCGTACTCGCAGCGATCCCTTGCAAGCAACCAGCGCTCTCTGGGTGCCGGTGGTGAAGCGGGCGGCTTGATTGCGACAGCGCACCAGCGCGCGACGATTTCGGAGAACTTTGCCGGAATGCGCGTGATGACCGCAACCACGCTGCCAAGCATCACTTCCACAGCCCTGACAGACCGGGCGGGCGTGATTGGGTCAATTGATGTGACGTATCTCACAGCAAAAGACACCATGACGCAGCAAATCGCCATTACGGGCCTTGAGGCGCAAGCCAACTTGATCCCGGCGGGTTCTGTTGTGCAGATTGCTGGCCGCAATCGCCTGAACATGTCCACACGCAAGCCGATCATTGACGATACGCAGTCAAATGTTCTGTACACTGGCGTGGTGACGCAGGACGCCACAACCAGCGCCGCTGGTGCGGTAACGCTCACGGTGTCCGGTCCTGCCATCTATGAGGCGGACGGGGCGTATAACACCGTGGACAGCGCACCGACAGCAGGTGACGTGATTACCATCCTTGGCGGGGCGTCAACGCTCTATCAGCCGAACCTGTTCTGGCACAAAAAGGCTTTCTCGATTGGTTCCGTGCCGATCAAGAAACTCTACAGCACTGACACGCTGGCCACGACTGAGGACGGCTTGCAGATCCGCGTCTCGAAAGGCGCGAGTTTCCGCGAGAATAAGCAGCTTGTGCGCTTTGACTTGCGGCCTGCTTATGGCGTCATGAATCCGTTTTTTGCGGGTCAGGGCTTCGGCACTGCATAAACACAGAGGGGGTAGCGTAAAGTTACCCCCTTTCAACATCCAACAGACCAGCGAGGGCGCAGCATGATCAAATGGACCAAGCCAAGCGGCGCAGAAATCGAAACCAATGATCTGCCGGAAACCGTTGTCGCGTGCGAGGCGATGGGCTGGGAACGAGCCAAACCCAAGAGGGGCCGCAAGCCCAAGGCGGACGAATGAGCATTGGCACGGATATCATCAAAGACGCACTTGCCGAAATCGGCGTGGCGTCTGTTGTATCGCCGCCCGACGCGGAAAGCGTGGAGGCAAGCCGCAAGAAACTCAATTCTATGCTGGAAATGTGGCAGTCGAAAAACATCCAGATAGACACGCGCATCCTTGAGGTCGCGGGCGATGAACTAGGCGAACCGCCAGACTGCCGGAACGCCATTGTTGCGAACCTTGCAATTGAATGCGCGTCGTTGTTCAGCAACGGTAAAAGCATTGTTTCGCCGGAGTTGCGCGGCAAAGCCCGCAAGGGGTATTCGGATGTGATGGGCTTATATGGCCGCGTCACAATCCCCAAGAAGAAATTACCAAAGGCTTACAATAATCGTTTTCTGAGCGATTCAGATTGGCTGTAATCCATGCAGATTGAGTTCCCCAGCGGTTATTCGGAAACGGAAAACCTGCCAA